TTCTTTCCTCCGACTTCGTATTCAAAACCTTTGAAATTGTCGTTTAAAAGATTAGATGTAGCTTTCTTAAACCTGTCGTGCTTCTGCTCGGTTAAGCTTGCTTCTTCGTTGTATCTGTTGAAGAACTCCATTGCTTTTTGCTGCTCTTGGGTTACGCCTGGTCTTAACTTAATCTCATCGTAATATTTACCCTTCAAGTTTTCTAAAAAGCTTTTGGCTTCTGCAACTTCTTCTTTATACGCTAATTTTCTTTTGCGTACATCTCTTTCTTCGTCAATGTCTTCGTCATACGAAAAATTGTCTTCTAAAAGGAATTTTATTTCTTCATCGTTTAGATGAGGTTTACTTTTTTTGTAGTACTCTTTTAAAAGTACATCGTTGTCCACGTTTGAGTAATCTGCATTAAGCCTAACATAGTCTTCTACATTTCCTCCCGTTTCTTCCATAAAGGCGACAAGCTTTTCAACATTCTCAGGCAACGGCTTACCCGTAATCTTTTCATCCCTGATTGCTTCTTTAGCTTCCTTTACAACTTCTTTTACTTCTTTAGCTTCCTCTTCAGTTATTTCTTGGATGCCAGCAAACCCTTCATCTTGAACGGTGCTTTCCCCTGATGATACTTCTGTATCCACTTCTTGTACAGTTCCGGCTGGTTTATCTGCAACCACTGTTGTTGTTTCTTGCTCTTTATTGGCATTGTCTTGTGTTAAATCAACTTTAATAGTTTCTTCCTCAACCTTATCTTTAGCAGATAAATCTACTTTAATAGTTTCGGCTTGTTTATTAAACTTTTTCATTTTAGGCTTACTCTTTATTTTAAAGTCGCCTTCTTGTTCTACTTTTTCTGACATAATATAATATAATATAAATTAAAAAATTCTATCTAGGTCCGAACTTCTCTAGCCCAAAGCCTCCTAATACATCATTACCTGAACTTTCAAAGTTTTTCGGTAATAAGTTGTTTTTTCTTTGATCAATCATTTCTGACTGTTGCGTGCCTGTTATTTTTACACGCTTATCTTTTCTATCTTCTATTTCTTTTTCTTTTTCAGACTCAGACTTAATTCTTGCTTGGGCTAATTGCATGTTGAAGTTAAACTCTTCAGCCATAAGCTCCCTCTTGATTTGAGCCTCTGTTTGCATTCTTTGTATCTCAAATTGCGATTTAGCTTGCTCAAGATTTACTTTTTCTGCCGTCAATGCTTGCTGTTTTTGAACTTCCGCCATCGCTGTTTGCTCTGCTAACTGGGCGTTCGCCTGTGCTTGTGCTTGTATGTTAGCTTGTTGTGCCTGTTGTGCGGCTTGTGCTTTTTCTTTCCTTCTAGTCTTTAGTATTTCATTTGCTAACTGCAAATTCTTTACCTGCCTAATATCTATTGCATCTTCTAAATCAATACCACCTGATTGTAAAGCAACTTGTATGTTTTGTTCTAGCTGCGCTCTTTCTTCTTCATCTGGCTCTAGCTCTAAGAATATGCCGAAGTCATGTAGGTTAAGCTGCTTTATGCTATCTAACGTAGCAACATTAAAATGTGTTATACTGTTCTTTAACGAGTTTGCAGTTAAAGCATATTCTAATGAATCGGCTATTCTTCTTGAAACGTTTTCACACGTTCTAAGGGCTAAATAACAACTTGCTTGCAATATATGTCTGGTTGCCACATTAGATTGATTAGCGGCCATCTTTTGAAGCCCTACGAGCGCATCTTTAGCTGGGGCAGAACCATCTCTTGCTTCATTCAACCCGGTTACATCCCGTATCATTTGTAAATAGTATTGATACGTTTGTATTAGTGATTGTATTTTTGCGCCTCCACTCGATGTCTGCAACTCTTGAATTGGCACCTTGCCTCTGTTTAATTCGCCATCTTGTGTCATAGACCTACCTAAAACACTACCCGTTTGAAAATACATATTAAGTGCTTCAGCAGGGTTGTAGTTCGTTCCGTTGCCTAAATCAACTTCCGCCAAACCGTCGACATCTAAGAATACTCCGTCAGGAACCATTCTTGACATTACTTGCTGTAGCTTAAGGTGAGTTAATTGGATCATATCCGCGAACCCAGTAATCTTACTTACAACAGACTCGATTCTTCCATTGTACATTCTTGGTGCACATATTGCGTAATTCATCTCAACCTTAGTTGTGTCTGCAAATGGTCTTGTCATATTCTCTGCAAGCTTCCATTCTAGCATCTGATTATTGCCTAATACTTTTGCCCCACTATATAATACCTCTATGCTTCTTGATACTCTTTTAAATGTATCATTTTCTGGCGGGTTAAAGCTATCCGTCTTTTGTATTGCTTTTTCTAATCCGTTTGCACCCTGCTTTATTTTAAATACTTGATTGTTGTATGTCTTGTATTCAAAGTATAATATTTGTACTGTATTTTCGTCGTACCCTTGCCATCCTGAAACATAGTTTCTATTGCCTGGCATTTCTTCAATACGCTTAAGTTCTTCTTCTGGTATGTTTGGAAATTGCTTTTTAAGTTCTGGTATTGACACTGATTTTACTTCGCCAACATAGTATATGTCTTCAAAGTTTGGATCATCAGTGTAAGAGTAAACCATATTTGATGGATCACAATACTCTGTAACAACACCATTCGCCTTGTTCCAAGTTGTTTTTACTGCCCCTATACCTAATACAGTTAGATCGTAATTAAATCTTTTTCTAATCTCATTAAACTTGTTTTTCGCAAGTACTTGATTTATAACTTCCTCTTCAGCTATTTCTATTGATTGTTTGTAATCAAGCTGCATGTGAGTGGCTAATTCCTCCGGTGTGTCAGGTAGTTTATCAGGATTGTCTGTATTAAACGCGTCAATACCGGTTTGTTCTTTTAGCTTAAGCAGCTGCTCTTTCATTATGATGTCTTGCAACATCTTTTCAGCATAGTCAGTTCTTTTCTTTGTAGAGCCAGGATCTTGCGCATAAGCTTTTATTTCGTATTCCTTTTCTGTAATACCATTAGATACTATATCTACAAACTTTGAAATAACTGGAACTGGTTTCCAATCAAGGTTTAAATAAGATAAGTCGCCGTTTATTGCTAACTCATCTTTATATTTTTGTACAGGCTGTTCCCCTCTTGCATATAATCTAAGTGAATGGAAATGATTTGTGTTTGTAGCAAACCTGTTGCCAACCCCTCCTTGCTGAAACCACTCCGCTTCAATTGCTCTACCAACTTGAACCCCATATTCATAGCTTGATTTTTCCTCATCACTAACCACTTGGCTAGGGAATACACTGTTTGGATTTGCGCCTACGTTCATTTAATTTATTATTTTTGAATAACTTCCAGAATTGTCATACCTCTTCATTCCTAGATTTATATTTTTTCTTACTACTTTATTTACTGGCGCGTAACGGTTTCTGTTACAGGCCATAATAGCCAAGCCGGAGCTAATAGAAGCATCGTGCTTCGTTCTATTATTTATATTAAATCTTGCCCAATCTTCTAACGTTCTTTGAAAGTAAACGTCCCCCATTTCATCATCACCTAAAATTCCAACAAGTTCCTCTATATATGTTTCTATTGCAGCGGCATGTGCTTGCATTATATCTTGACTTGAGTTAGGTATCCCACCTATTTCTCTTTCTGTAACAGACAACTTATTATATGCTTTATCCGGCCTATTCATTGAATACCCTCTATAACCCCTATTCTTAAAGTGATATAATAACCTAGGTTTGTTATTCTCTGCTAGGATTGGCATACCATAAAACACACATGCCATTAATACATCTTCAAAAAATATCTCTGCAGTTTGCGGCCTAGCAATATACTCTAAAAAGAAATGATTAGCTGGAGCTTCCTCCATGCTAAACTTTGTTAGCCCATGCAAAGCGCCATTAGAGCCTCTGCTATCTACTGTCCCTGATATATCATAGCTATCACACCCAAATGCTCCTAAGTGGTCATTTCCTGGGTAATTCGTTCCGTGCTTAGATATAACTCTATTTTGCAAACTAATTGGTGGTATCCATGAAACATAAAACCTTCCATCTTTGTTTGGCATAAACATTACTTTAGTATCTTTAACGCCATTCTCCCATTGGAAGTTACCTCTTGTAACAAGAGTGCTTGCTGCCATAGATTCGTTGTGATCTATCTGCTGGTATATTTTTGTTAGATTAAATAAAGATTCTTTTGCCTCATCTCTGAA